GCCAGGAATCCCGCCGTTTTCCCTTGTTTTCCGCTGCAGTCTTCCTGCTGTGACAGGAGTGGCACAGGCTCTGGAGGTTCCCCCGGTCGGTGAACAGCGCCCAGTCCCCCTTGTGGTCCCGGATGTGGTCCACGTCAGTGGCCCATGTCCGGATGCCCCGTCGGTCGCACTCCTGGCAGAAGGGCTCCCGCAGAAGCTGCCCCTGCCGGAGGTCGTCCGTCCAGATTTTCAGCGAATACCAGCGCCGCCAGGCGGCGCTCTCCCGGGACCTGGACGCGGCATTGGGCCTGTGGACAGGGCAGTATCCCTCCCGGGTCAAGGCCCCGCAGCCTGGATGCCGGCAGGGCCGAAGCGGTTTCAGTGCCATCGGGCTATCACCTCCGGGGCAAAATAAAAACACCGGGGCCAACGGCTTCCCTGCTGGGAAGTCATTGGCCCCGGCGCTCAACGCTCTGGCCCTTCGCAATATTCAGGATTAACTCTGTCTTGCAGTCCTTGCAGTAAAGCTGCAAGTTTCTGGCCTCGGTATCCGGTCGAACTCTGAGCAATCGGGTGTTCCGCTTGCATACCGGACAAGTAAGCCATCCATCCTTTACGACCAGTTTACCACGCCTTTGTTCCACTTGCAATAGCCTCCTTCGTTTTTGTCAGTTATTCAACTATATTCCAAGGTTGAGATTCATATTTAATATCGTCCGCAAACGCTGGCTTCCGGGACTCTATGTACCATGCGTACCGGTACGATCCAAACTCGTTGGCGGTGTGATAGAATCCCTTGCACCGCACGTCCTCCGTCACAGGGATAAACCCATCGCTGTCCCGCCAGCATTCCACCGGCGGCAGCTGCCGCACCAGGGATCGGGAGCAGACCCACGTTCTCCCGCCGATGGGAATGACGATGCCGTCGGTGGCCTCCTTGTTGAAATACTTGGCCGTCCGCCGGTAGCTGTCATGGGGATTCCGCAGCAGCGGCTGGTCGTCCACGTTGCTGCTGAACCGCCACAGATGCCGGACCTCCGCCGGGGAGAAGTCGCCGTCCCGCAGCACCAGGTGGATGTGGTAGCGATGATCTCCGTGCCGCCCCTCGATGAGATACACGTAATCGAACCCCCGCCCCCGCCATTTCTTCAGCCGGTACAGAAAGCTCCTCCACGCCCGCCGCACGTCCTGGAACCGCTCCGGCTCGTGCTCCCGGTCGAAGGTCAGCGTATACACGCTGCCCTCGTACCCGAAGAGCGCCAGCCGCAGCTCCAGCCGGTCCACCCTGGTCCGGCAGACGGAGGAGTCCCGAGGCGGGCGGAGAATCTTGTTTTTCTCCGCCCGCTCCCAGGGCGAATCGCCGGCGGAAAGCCTAGGCCGGATGCTCCTGCACTCCTTCACCAGCGGGCCCGCCCGCTGGCGCACGCAGTACCAGACAGGTGCAGATATACCCTCTTTCACTCCGCCGTCACCTCCTTCACAACGGGCTGTCCATCTTTATCCCTTGGACTCCCCGCGTGAACCCAATCCAGCCACAGCGCCAGGAATCCGGCATGGACCTGCTCCGGCGGCTGGCTGCCGTCCCGCTCGTTGTTGTACCCGTTGATCTGCCGGACCCTGAGCTCCCTGCAGTTGTTCTCCACGCTCATTTCGATGGTCACATACGGGACCCCCGGCGCGGACTCCTTCCGCAGAAACAGGATGGTCACGGCCCCATTCACATGCCGGTCCGCGTATCCGCCTACGCAGTGCTTCAAGACCCGCCCCTCCCGGACGATATCCTGGACGCCTTTCGGGACCGCCACCGACAGCCCGCCGTATGAAAAGGCAAACTGCTCCGTCAGCCGCCGGTACCGGGCCCGGTACCGTTTTGCGGCCTTTTCGTCCTCTGCGGTCCGCAGGCTGGCGGCGGCCAGATCGTGCCGCGCCTCCAGGTCCTTCGGCATCCGGACATCGTCCCGGGACAAGTCATATTTGAGCTTGGCCGCCGCATCCAGATAGTCCACCCATAACTGCGCGGCGACCGCAGGCTTGTAATCAAACGACCTCAGATACCGCGCCGCCCGCTCCAGACTGACCCGGGCCAAACACGCCCCGGCGCGCACACGGCAGAAGTCGTTCCCCCAGCTCTTCGACAACTGGACGAACTCCGCCAGATCGCGCACCAGCCCCCGCCGCCGCAGGGCCCGGAAGCCCTTCAGCTCCTCAAAATCGCATCGGATATCTTTGAACAGTCGGAAGTCCGCTCTGGACAGCCGGAAGAAGCCCGCCGGGTCCCCGGCGTTCCAGTCCAAAATGTCTCCGTGGGCCTTGCCCTGGAGGATCAGGTCGCTGACCACCTGATGAAACCCCAGCTTGACCAGAAACTCCATCTGCGGCCGCCGGGTGAACTCCGCCAGATAGCGGACCAGATGGGCGATCCGGAAGGGCGCTTCCGCCCATTCCAGATCACAAAGGCGGAGGCCGAACTCCGCACCGAACCACTCCGCATACTGACAGTACCGCATGGAGCTTTTCTCGATATTTTCCGTTCCGATGGGGCAGAAAGCGGAGTCTTTTTCATACGCCCTGTTCTGGAAAGGCGCTTGTATCCGTTCCATCCGCTCCCATAGGTTATCCATCCGCCATTCCTTGCCGAACCAGGAGTAGGTTTTCGCCTTCCATCCAACCCGGCGTCCCGGCGAAAAGGCGTACATCCGGAAGGGCTCAAAGTTGATATACCCGCCCATGTCCTCATGGTCGAACTGCCGGAAAACGTACCCCGCCTGGACCAGCAGCCAGTCCTTATAGGCGCGGACCTGCACCGCCCGCTCACGGGAGCGCAAATTCTCAAAATTCGTATACTTTCCCATGGCCAGCAGCTCCGCCCGCTGTCCGCAATTCGGACACTCGCAGACGCCCTTGTGCTTGATCTTAAAAAAGTCCGGCCTGATCTCCTTATCCACGGTAAAACCTTCCATGCAGCTGGTACAGACACACCACCGGACGTTTTTTCCCACCGCTTCGAAAAAGACATACTGTGGAAAGAACTTCCGGGCCAGCGCCTCCTCGTCATCGCTGAGATACAGGGGGAAGGCCGAGAACAGCTCCTTTTCCTCTTCCGGCGTCAGAGGCGTACACTCCGCGTTTTTCATATCGCCGCCCCCTTACGAAAAGAAATCTGAGAAATCCAGATGGATGACCTTCCCGGCCTCCTCCGCCTCCGGCTCCAGGCAGATCCGCAGCTCCATCCTCACCTCCGCGCCCCGGAAGTAGAACGCCGCCGCCCGCCGGTAGGCCTCGATGTCGGACAGGGAGCTCCCGCATCCCTTTGCCACCACAGCCATGCACTCCGCGAAGCTGCCGCCCTGGACCACAGCCTGGGCGAACTCCTCGTCCTGCCGGCAGAAGGACTCCAGCGCATCCGCTACCGCCGTTTTCATCACGGCCACATACTTGTTTCCTTGAAACGCCTTCGCTTCCCGCTCCAGCTTTTCGACTGCCTGCTGCGCCCAGTTCATACCTCCGCCGCCTTTCCAATCAGCTCCGCCAGCTTGGACAGGGCCTTCTGCATCCCCGCCGCCTGGCTGCCGTCCTCGCGCCCCTGGGCCTTGATCAGAAGGCCGTGGAGCTTGTTGGCAATCTCCTGGGCCTGCCCGAACAGCAGCTGGAACACCGCCAGGTCGCTGTCCCCGGCAATGGCGGCTTTGCGCTCCGCCTTGCCCGCTTCCTCCAGTTTGGCCCTGACCGCCGCAAGGGCGGACTCCGCCTCCTTACGCTTCTCCTCCGCTTTGTCCCGGGCGGCCTTGGCCTTGTCCACCTTGGCCTGCATCTCCGCCACGGCCTCCGACCGGGCGGCGTCGATCTTCTCCTGATCCACGGCCATCACCGCTACGTCCACGGGCCTGGCCTTCAGTTCCTCCAGTTCCTTCTGCGCGGCGGAGACGGCGTCCTGGAAGGACCGGCACTGTTCCTTCAGCAGAACCATATCTGCCTCCATCTTGGTCCGGCTCTCCGCTGCGGACTTTGCGTCAGCCTGCGCGGCTTCCGCCGCCAGACGGGCCTCGTCCCGCTCCCGGATGGCCTGCTCCAGCTCCCGGGATGTCATGTCGATCACCGTCTTGTCCTCACCGTTGATGGTGTGATGCTCAGAGATAAAAGCCTCCCGCTCCTCTGGCGGCAGTGCCAGCAGGGTCAGAGCCTTTGTGGCTCCCAAATTCGTCAGCGCTGACGAATTTGTCCACTCCCTTGCTAATCTCATAAACCGATTGGCGGCACTGACAGAAAATTCGACCTGATCTTCCAGCCATGGCAGCCAGGAGCCGTGCGGTAACATTTCCTTGGCCTCAATGAGTCTCTGTCCGATGCCGATAATAGCATCCCCGGCATTTTGCTTCAGTGTCAGAATCTCCGCCGTGATGGTCTCGATATCCCGCACTTCCGGTACAGCCTGTTCCAGGCACGCCGCGCGGTCTACCCGCTCCATCAGAGCGGATGGATCAATTTTCTTTCCCATGATCCGGGCTCCTTTCATCGGTATTCATGTATGTAAGTCCTTTCACGTCTTTTCATCAAACGGCGTGGGCCCTCTCTCCGCCACAGGTCGGAAAATAGAGGTCTGCGCCGGTTCTTTTTTCTTCCGCGTCCGCTCCGGCGGGGTCCAGGAAACGGACCTCCGGAACCGCTGGTTGTCGCCGTCAAACTCCAGTAGCGTACCCTCGTTGGCCCGCCCGTCCTTGTTTTTGGCGATGACCAGCTTCCGCCGGGACTCCGCGTCCTGCTCGTTCTCCCTGTAAAGCAGCAGCACCACGTCCGCGTCCTGCTCGATCTGCCCGGAGGACCGGAGGGAGGACATGGTGGGCCCCAGGCCGTCCTTGCCTGGGCGGCTGAGCTGGCTGAGGGCGATGATGATCCTGCCCGTCTGCCGCCCAAGCTGCTGGAGGTCGCTGGATACCCGGCTGACCCGTTCGTAGTCGCCGAGGTACCGCCCCTGGCTGGTCACGGCGATCTTCTGGAGGTAGTCCACCACGATCACGTCGTACCGGCGGGCCATGGCGTAGGCCCCGATATCGGAGACGGTCCAGCCGTTGGTCTCCAGGTACTCCATGTCCGGCTCCTCCAGCTCCCGGCGCATCTCGTAGATCTGCTGCATGTCTTCCCGCTCCAGCTTGTCCGTCATGACCTTCTCGTAGCTGACCAGCGTCTGGCAGGCAACGGTCCGGTCGATGAGTTTTTCATTACCGGTCTCGTAGGAGAAGAACCCCACCCGCTTCTGTCTGGCGATATGGAAGGCCAGCTGGAGGGCGAAGGCGGTCTTGCCCGAGGATGCCTGTCCCCCGATGACCACCATGTCGCCGCCGCCGATATGAAGCCGCTCGTCCAGCCAGGAGATCCCCCAGCGGATAAACTCTTTCTGCTGTCCGCCGCCGTGGCGGAGGAAGAACTCCTTCAGCCCCTGCTTCATATCCGTCTTCCGCACCTCGCTCCGGTCGCACAGCAGCAGGCCGGCCTGCTCCGACAGCTTCCGGCAGGCCTCCAGGTCCTCCGCCTGGGCCAGCTTGTCCCCGATGGTCCGCAGCCTCCACAGCCGGGAGGACTCCCTCAGCACCCGGGCGTACTCCTCCGCGTTGGCGGCGGTGGGTGTCAGCTCCATGAGGTCCGCCAGGTACTGCCTGTAGCTCCCGCCCATGTACTCGTTGACCAGGATGGGGTCGCAGGCCTTCCCCTGCCCGTACAGCTCCCGGAATGCCTGGAAGATGTTCCGGTTTTCAGGCCGCTGAAAGTCCTCCGGGCGCACCGCCGCAAGCATGGGGCCTATAGCTTCCCCATCGATGAGCATGGACCCAAGTACGCCCTGCTCCGCCGTCAGCAGCCGCTCAGACAAAATTTTCTGCTGTTCCTGGTTCATGAGAACGTCACCCAATCATCCCGCAGGGGCTGGTCCCGCTTCACCGTCCCCGGCGGCCCGCCGTCCTCCTTCAAGGGGTAAACGCTGTCCCAGGCGTGGAGGATGGCGGCGTCCAGCAGCTCCAGCTTGGCCGCCCGGTCTCCGCCCGAGAGCCTGTCCAGCTTCCCGGTGAGGATGGACGCCGCCCGGCGGGTCCGCAGGGGCTTCTTCTTCTGCCTCCGCACCTCCCGGAACTCCTCCAGCCGCTCCCGCAGCTCCCCGTCCTCCCCGGCGTATCCGTCCAGCACCTCCCCCGCCTCGTCCCGCGAAGCGGCTGAGACCGTCTTTCCTTCCGTCTCCGGCATGGGGGGTAGGGGGGTATATGTTTCTACATGGGTTTTAACATGTTCTATATTACATTTGCCCATTTGGGCAAGCTCATTTGCCCGTTCGGGCGTTTCCATTTGCCCATCCGGGCAAATGCAATTTCCCGTTTCGGACAGCCCGTACAGCGCCAGCAGCTCATCGCCGGGGGTGTACCAGAGGGTCCGGTCCCGCTGGTCGGTGTTGTAATTTCCGGCCAGCAGCGCACCCTTTTCCTTGCAGCTGGCGGCGATCCGCCGGAGCTGCTTCCCGCTCCACCAGGGAAACAGCTCCTCGAAGGCGCTGACGGAGTTGTACGTCCACCACCGCCCGTCCCGGAAATTGCGTCCGTTGGCCCGATTCTCCCTGTACCAGAACATGAGGGAGTCCAGAAAGATGGCCTCCTCCAGCCCATACCGCTGGGCCACGTGGGCATATCCGCTGATCCTGTTAAGCGCATTCATCTCCCCCAGCTCCTTCCTCCGGCCTGCGGCGGTAAGCGGTCCACGGTTTCCAACCAATTTCAGGCGTAAAGAACGGAATACCGTCAAGTGAAAAGCCATTGAAAATATACCACCGGTTTAACCCATTCCCTCTAAGCCACACCGGCTCCCCGTCCATCTCCCGCAGCTCTTCCGGGGTCAAAGGCTCGTTGGATAGCAAAGCTGCCATTTCCTGAAGGTCCTTCAGTGTGATCCGCTCCGTACCATTCTCCGCAAAGAAGACATCTTCATACTTTTTCAGCCGACCCCTCATATGTACCGCCTGACTGGCAAAACAATAAGCCAATGCAATGGGACAGATCGGTCCATCCATCATGCAGTCGCAAAGTCGCTCGTCAATTTCCTCCGGCGTCTCTGTCAGAACCTCATCACACCCACGGAGCTTGCATTGCCGCTTTGCCCAGTCCGTCAGCATCACGTCCTCATGCTCTCCATCATGCCGGATATATGCCCATCCATTTTTCCCGTACACAAAGTTCAGTGCAGTTTCAAAATTTCCGTCCAGCGCGTCAGTTGTCAATCTCTTCACTGCCTATTTCCTCCAATCTTTTCCCCCTCCGGCCTGTGTCTGTAATAGCGGTCATCAAGAGGACGCCAACGACCGCCTTGAACAATCGCACGCGGACCAAATTGGGAGTAAATATCAACGATTGCCCACTTTTTCGTTGTATCGTTCCACACCGGCTCCCCGTCCATCCCCCGCAGCTCCTCCAGAGTCAGAGGCTCGTTGGACTGCTCCGCGATCTTGTCGAACACATACCGGACGCCCTCATAAAACCCGTCTGTACGCCCTGTGCTATAGTCTGGAGATGGCGCCTGATTCTGCTGATAACCTTTTGCTCTTTCATAGAGCTCGCGAAGGTCTTTTGTCAAACAGTCCATTATTTCGCCTCACCTTCATTTTCCTTTTCCGCATCTACAACGACCTTGAATGGCCACCCCAGATGATTCAGCAGAAACGCCGCCTCAAACCCATTCTTGTGTACCCGTGATTTTTGCTCTCTGCAGTGCGCGGCAACATTTTTTGAGCCGATATAATGCTCATATCTCTTGCACCTGAAGCATACAGAAAAAGAAAAACCATCTGTTTTTTGATATGGGCAAACGATATGTTCTTCGCTCACAAGGTATCACTCCTTCCTCCAGCGCGTTTTTCATTCTGCGGATACCCACACTTCCACCATCCGAACCCCATGCGCCACCGTATTCTCATGGTCCGGCAGGCAGACATCCACATGCTTCCCCGTGACCCCGGTGTCCGCCGCCAGGTACCGCTGTCCGTCTATGATGACCGTAGCGCCCAGTGGGATGACCTCCGGGTCCACGGCAACCACCCCCGGCCCCGCCGGAAGCCCCGTGGCCGTTAGTCCATCCGCCCACTTCCCGCAGCACTTCTCGCAGGGGCAGTAGGCGGTGATGGTGCATTCTCCGATGTACTGATAGGTCCCGATGGCCTCATACGCCGCCGCCTGGGCTGCGCGATCCGCCTGCTCCTTCGCCTGCTGGAGGCTCGCAGCCCCCAGCTCCCGCACCGCCAGATCCCGGGAACGCTCTGCATGCTCGATCTGCGCCTGATACTTGGCCGCGTCCGCTTCCCGAGCATCCTCCAGAGTGGAAATCCACGTCCACTGTGCCATGTTCACCGCCAGCGAGACGGCAAACACGCCGAGAGCCGCTTTCTGCCACGCCGCAGCCTTAGATTTTGCCTGTGCAATTGTTAGCTCCATTTTTGCTTCCACCTATTTGTCATTAGTCCAGTTTTTTCCCCGCCAAGTCACCGCCTGGCGGGGATCTTCGCAGATACTCCTGATACTGTCGTTCCAGAAGGCATCACCCCCACAGATGCTTGATTGCGCTGCTTCCCAGCAGCAGAGCCACAAACAGCGCACCCGCCGCCAGACATACCAGCGCGCAGAACTTCCAGTCGTCCATCGGCTCGCGGGGTTTCCGGATCAGGCAGAAAAAACCGCCGGGGAATTTCAAATAAATTTTCAATTTTTTATCCTTTCTGCTTGACAGAAAGAAACGTATGTGCTAAAATACGTTTGTTCCATCAAGCTTGGTTTTGAGGTTTCCGCTTGATGCTCCCCCGCTCCTGGTGCTAGCAGGAGCGGGGCTTTTTATTAGCCGTAGCCGTAGCCGTCACCGTAGCCGTCGCCGTCGCCGTAGCCGTCGCCGTAGCCGTCGCCGTAGCCGTAGCCGTCGCCGTC